GGAAAGACAACCCTTGCTTTGAATGTCGCGGATTGTCTGGCAAGAACGCACAATAAAAAAGTGGCCGTGATCGATGTTGACCCACAATTCAACATAACCCAGTGTCTGTTTAGCGGTGACGAATACGTTGAACTTCTTCAGAATGGCGCGGATACGATATTGCGCGTTTTCGATACGGACGCACAACCGACAGCAAGCGCAGTTCACGGGCCGGCTACTTCAGATCCCAAAGAGCTAAGCGAAATCGTCTTTCAAAAAAAAGGGCTTCTTTGGGCTCTTCCCGGAAATATAGATCTCTACCGCTTGGAAATGACAACTGGAGAGGGTCGTGAATTCGCGATTCAACGATTGATTGAAGAGAATCTGGAACCAAATGGTTTCGATTTTATAATTATCGACACACCTCCAACACCCTCTATGTGGATGACAAGTGCGTTAATAGCGTCAGATTACTATGTCATTCCCGTTAAACCCGACCCTCTATCTCTTATTGGGATTGACTTGTTGCGTACAATAATAGAAAGAAGGCGCAAGAGTTATGGGCTTAAACTGAAATGCCTGGGATTGATTTTCACGATGGTCGAGCGAACCGACAGCGTCGTCTATCATACTGCGAGGGCAAATATTTCGACCAACAAATATTGGAAAGGGTATGTGTTAGACAAGTATCTCCCAAAGCGCACGGAGCTTGCAAAGCAGCAACTGACGCAGCCGTTCATCCTTAAAATGGAAGATTTTGAGTTACGCTCAAGCCTGACCTCCCTTGTAAAAAAATTGTTGGAGAACATCGGCGATGAATAAAAAACCTGTTCGAGCGGAAACGCGTAGATTGGAAACCGCCCAGCTAAAAAAAGCATCAATGGCGCTCGATGATTTCGTGTGGATGCTACAAAAATTGAACGTTGCGCAGATCGCGGAAGCAGCGGAGCTTTTGCGCGATTCCTTGGATAAAGGCGTTCCTACCTCGTCTGTTGCGCGAACCTACCAGTCCAGCAACCAGAATAAGCATTTTCTGATAGGGGTTCTACCAAGGCTCTTCCAAGACCGGCAGCTATTCCCACAAAACGAAGATATTGCAGATTTCGCTGCGGTTGCACTGAAACTCGAAATGAGCCGCACGGAAAAAAGATCGCGCTATGAGATTATCGGAAAAGTGGTCTGTGAAACTGATACTCTCGACGATGCAGAGCTTAGCACACTGGTTCAAGCCTTGGAAAACCTAGTCGGTGATAAAGACAAGCTGGCACAAATGGCAGAAAAGAAGCGTACCGGAAGTTTCTCCTGGAATGAGACGCTGCAAGAGCTGCTGAGGTAACTACCATGGTTCGAGCCGTTGACGATGATTTTAAAATCCTAAAACGCTATCTGTCCGATTATAGCCTTATAAATGTTTTAGATGATAGCACGAATTTATTGATTGTAAAATCTGCTCACAAGACTTACCTACCATTTTTGCAGCTGTGGGCGATTTGTAAAGACGCGTTCGATAAGTCGATCTTTGAATTCTTCGGCCATAAAGTTGAGGAGTCAGGGGGAGAATTCGTCCATTTGAAAGAGACTATATCTGACATTGGAAGCGGATTCTTCTGTTGCTTGCATGGAGCATACAAGCCCGGGTATATGGCTTTACGCAGTGGCATCGAAAACTTCCTTAGATTCGCCGCAGGGTCCTTCGATTCCAAGGCGATCGAAACGACGAGTGTGTACGAATTGTTTGACATCGCGAAAAAGACTACACCATTCGCCACGACACATCGTGACCATCTACGCGTCCTTCGCGCATCATACGTCGAGTTATGCCAATACACGCATTCCGCATCGCTGGAGCACATGTCTGGAATCCACGCGCTGGCGCACTTTCCGTCGTTCGATGAGACTGCATTCAAAGGTTGGATTACCCTCGCCCGGGCATGTATTGCCAGCATGTCTTCGATAACACTTATAGGCCAGCCTTCGCTATACAATAATGCGCACTTCTCCGCCAAAGAACTCCTCGACGAAATGTTACCGCAAACCGAGCGACTTACCCTGCTCAAAGGGAGCTCAAATCGAGAGGTAAAGCTTGACGGCGGTGCACCGCGGTAAAGGTTTGGCAGCGCCAAAAACGAAGCTGTGCGGCTCGTACGTCTGCATCGAACGTTTCAGCAGAGATTCAGCGCCTTGCTTTATGAGACCGGTAGCGTCGATCACCGTCCTGCCGCGAAATCTCTGAAGAACCGCAAAAAACGGCAGAGCCACCTAAAATAAACCACCGCTTTGCGTCCGCGGCTCCCAATTCGTGATAACCAACTCACGACTCACAGACTGGCCTCCATTCGTGTTGTTCACGCTGTACCGGATACTTAGCCCAAGCATCGGAAACCCGTCGAACACGCGCCGGATGTCAGGATGATCGTTGATACTGACCATCACCCTCCCCTTGCACGAGCGCATCACGCCCGCCATCCGCTCGTACTCCTCGAACTTGAACGGCACGCCATACCCTTCCGTCTGCCAGTAAGGCGGATCGCAATAGAAAAACGTGTGTGGCCGGTCATACCGCGTCATGCACTCGTGCCATGGCAGGTTCTCGACCTGCACACCGGCGAGCCTCAGATGTGCGGCCGAGAGGCTTTCCTCGATCCGCAGCAGGTTTACGGCCGGTACCGTCGTAGCCGTGCCGAACGTCTGCCCGTCCACCTTTCCGCCGAACGCGTGGTGCTGCAGGTAGTAGAAGCGCGCGGCGCGCTGGATGTCGGTCAGCGTCTCTATGCGCGTCATCTGATGCCACCTGAAGACCTCACGGCTGCTAATCGCCCATTTGAACTGTCGGACGAATTCTTCGAGATGGTGCTGCACCACGCGGTACAGATTCACCAGCTCGCCATTGACATCGTTCAACACCTCGACGCGTGCCGGCACAGGGCGAAGGAAGTACAGCGCAGCGCCCCCGCAGAACACCTCGACGTAGCACTGATGCTCGGGAAACAGTGGGATCAGCTGATCGGCCAGGCGGCGCTTTCCGCCGAGCCACGGAATGATCGGTTGCGTCATGCGTTTTTCAACCTCGTAGAAATCCAACCGGCAGCACCGCACGCCGCCGAGCCGCCCGAAGGCATCACACCTGGATACCCGGCGCCGGCGCGACCGGCTCCTGATCGATCGTGTACGGAACGAACCGCACGATTTCATCGCCGGCCCATTCGTTGAACGCGAGGAATTGCGCCTGCAGCGGCGCGATCTCGTTACGAGCAAACACCCGCGCCGCCGTGTCGGCTGCACCAAATCCCCCGGTGTTGCTCGGCACGATGCCGAGCAGTTGAGGGGGCACACGATGCGCGGCGAGCAGATCATCGCGCGTGATGTTCTTGATGTTCAGGAATTCATCCTTCGCAGCCACTTCGGAAACAGGGATCAGCTGAATCCCGTCTTTTTTGCCGTTCGGCGCGTAGTAGAACAGGTTGCGGAAATTGCCCGGACCCTTCGATTTTTTCAGCGCGTCTCGTATCGCATCGACGTCGTCCTGATTCTGTGCCGCGTCCGTCAGGTACAGGATGAAGCCGGCATGACTGCCGTTCTCGTAGTACCGCCGTCGAAACAGCGTCGACGATTCGTTCAGCCATGCGGCATGCAACGCGCCGAGGTATTCCGGCAGCCCGTACACCTCCTGATTCACGTCTGGCTCGATCAGGTGATGCACCGAGCCCGCATCGAATTCATGCACGGCTTTCCAGCCATCGGTCTGCACATACCGCGCGAGGTCGGTGCGCCGACGTACGTACTTCGCCGGCGCCGCATCGAATTTCAGCGTGCCGCCGAGCCGGTTACGCTGCCGCTCGATGTAGCTGTTGCCGAACATGAGGAAGTCGAGCGCCCAGCGCCGGAACGTGTCCCGCGACAGGAACCGATGCGGCACGAACGTCGACGCCAGCACGTTGCGCTTGAAGTAAAGCGCCGACGCATGGTGCGTACCGGCCCTGAACGACTTCGCGAGCCCCGCCCAGCTCACCGGCGGCCCGTACCATTCGTTGATCGTGACCAGCTCCGCATAGTCCAGCAGATCGATACGGTTCAGCACCGGTTCGGGATCGCCGAACGTGAACGCCTGCACCTTCGGCGGCGAACCCGCCGCCACCTCCCGCGAGGCTTCTGCGAGCCGCGCCCGCGCCCTTTTCCGCGTCATCAGGAAATCTCCATGAAACCCGTGTTGCGAGCGATCGCCCCTTCGAGCGGCTCGTTTGAAATCGCGTGCAGGACGGCCCAGGCGAGGTCGGCGTGCCCGGTCTCTTCGGTGCGGCCCGCCTCGTAGGTGACATTGCGACCGCTCGCGGTCATCGTTCGGCGGATGGCCATAAACGACTGCGCCATATCCGTCCAGCCAGCGTCGAATTGCAAGCGGCCATTGCCGACCACGGACAGGCCTTTGAGCACAAGCCGACCCTTCACCTCGGGCGAATAGTTGAACGCCACCACGCGCGGAAAGAACTGCCGCACGAGCTGGTAGACGCCCTGCCCGATGCCGGTCGTGTCGATCGCCATGTACGTGACGTTGTAGCGCTTCGTGATCTGCTCGATAGCACGCGCCTGTGCCTCGAAATCCATGCCGCGAAACTGGTGCTTTTCCAGCACGCGGAACAGCCCGCCTTCGACCAGCGGCGGTGCGATCACCACGAGCCCCGCCGAGTCACCGGAGAGCGCCGGGTCATATCCGACCCACACTTCTCGATACCCGAACGGGCGCATCGACAGCGGCTCGAAGTCGGCCCACTCCTCCCACGCATCGACCATGCAGCGCTGAATGTCCGCGAACCGGAAAATCGACGCGCTGTCGTCGATGAACTGGCACATCAGCAGGTTCGCGTACTCGTCGGCGCTGTATTCCTCGCGCAGCTCGTCGAGGTCGAACAGCGTGCAGCCCGCCGCGGCTGCATCCTCGACGGTCACGATCTGCCGCCACTGCCGGTCTTCGCAAAACCGCCCACCCGCGAGCGCCGTGTGCGAAATGTCGAGATGAATGTGATCGGTCTTCGCGCGCCCTCTGTTGCGGTGCGCGCCGGACCAGAACGGATACGCCTCGTGGCTGATGCTCGACGGCGTCGAAAAATAGGTCTTGCGCCAATGCTTGTGCATCGACATGCCTGACGCGACCTTGTTCAGCTCGCGAAAGCGCGGAACCCAAAAATACTCGTCGAAATACAGGTTGCCGTGATAGCTCTGCGCGGTGCGCGCATTGGTGCCGAGAAAGTACAGCGTCGCGCTGTTCGGCAGGATGACCGGATCGCCCTTCAGTTCGACGTCGGCCGCTTCGCGCGCGAACTGCGTGATGTACTGCCGAAATACATGCGCCTGCGCGCGGCTCGCCGAAAGGAAAATCTGATTGCGACCGGTGTCGAGCGCATCGGCCAAGGCCTCGCGCCCGAAGTACCACGTCGCACCGATCTGCCGCGACTTCAGGATATTGCGCGTGCGCTGATGCCCGTTGCGAAGCCAGACCTTCTGGTAGTCGAACAGTGAATCGCGGAACGCTTCGAGCAGGCGGTCGCGCTGCTCGTCGCTGAAATCGTTGCGCGCCGGCTTACGTTTCGGGCCTGCATTGCGCGCGTCGATTGCCGGATTCAGATCGCTTTCCTTCCCGGTTTCGCCGTACTTGCGCACGCGCGCGAGCCGCTCGATCTGCCTGCCGAGGAGATCGATTTCCTTGTAGTCGGCGCCGTCTTTCTTCTCTTTCGCGATCAGCACCGCGAGCCGCGTCTCGACCGACGACTCGATGCGCTCGATGGGCTGCGCGTCGGCCCAACGATCGCGACGTTTCCATGCGTCGACCGTTGCCCGTTTGATGTCCAGATGGCGCGCGATCGACGACACGCGCCATCCCTGCCAGAACAACGCGCGCGCCACGCGGCGCGGATCGAGTTCGGTTCGGGTAGTCGCGGTGTCGAGCATGCGGCAAGCGTACCCGCCGGGCTCGCGCGCGCGCAGCGGCTGCCTTTGTGCACGCGGCGGGAACAGATGCCGGTCGTTGAGGATGCCTGCGCGAACCGCGAACATGGGCATTCACTCATTCACGCCCACACCCGGAGCATTCACGATGGACAAACCGGAACAGCACGCGAGCACCTCGAAATGGTTCCGCGTGGCGGTCGAAGGCGCAACGACCGATGGCCGCGCCATCTCGCGCGACTGGATCACGCAGATGGCGCGGCAATACAACCGCAAGGTGTTCGGTGCGCGCGTGAACCTCGAACATATCCGAGGCCTGCTGCCCGACGGACCATTCCAGGCCTACGGCGATGTGATGGCACTGGAAGCGCGCGACGAAACCGGCGAGTTCACGGGAAAGCTGGGTTTGTACGCGCAGATTGCGCCGACGCCGCCCCTCGTCGCGATGACGAAGGCGAAGCAGAAGATCTACACGTCGATCGAGGTCGACCCCTCGTTCGCCGACACGAAGCAGGCGTATCTCGTCGGCCTCGCCGTCACCGACAGCCCCGCAAGCCTCGGCAACGAGATGCTGACGTTTTCGGCCACGCAGGAAGGCGACGCGAACCCACTTGCCTCGCGCAAGCAGTCGCCGCACAACCTGTTCACCGCCGCCGCGGAAACGGCAATCGTGTTCGAGCCGGCGACCGCGCCGCACTCGCCGTCCCCCTCTCCGGAATCTGCGTCGCCATCGCTCTTCACGAAGGTCGGCGAGATCCTCGGCCTCGTGAAAAAGAAAGGCGCAGACGACGACACCCGCTTCACGGACGTCACGCAGGCGGTCGAAGCACTCGCCAACCACGGCTGTGAACAGGCTGCACGCGCGGACACCCTCGCCGCGCAGCTCGACGCGCTCCGGAGCGACGTGGACGCGCAAAAAAGCGCGCTCGCCCAACTCACGACGAAGCTGTCGCAGGAAAACGCGAGCCCGGTGCGGCCCGCGGCCATCGGCCAGCACGACGCCACTACCACGGACTGCTGACCCGCCAGGCGGCTTTCCTTCAACGTCCCGGAGACCCATCCATGCGCAACGACACCCGGCTCGCGTTCCACGCGTACATCGCGGCAATCGCGAAGCTCAACGGCATCGGCAACGCGGCCGAGAAATTCACGGTCGACCCGAGCGTGCAGCAGACGCTCGAAAACCGCCTCACCGAGTCGAGCGCCTTTCTCGGCAAGATCAACGTGATCGGCGTTTCGGAACAGCAAGGCCAGAAGCTCGGCCTCGGCGTCGGCTCACTGCGTCGTGTTCAGTCCCGCGACAGCGGGCAATCCCGTGACACCACACGCTCAACGAACCAAGTTACGCGCGCATGGCCTCGATTGACGAACTGAAACAACGCATCGACCTGCACGACCTCGCCGACCGCCTCGGCCTCAAGCGCGGCCGCGGCGGTGACAAGGCGCTGTATCACTCACCGCAACACGAGGACAAAAGCCCGTCGCTGTCGATCTACGTGAACCATCCGAAGCACGGCACCGGCTGGCGTGATCACAGCGCGAATGTCGGCGGCTCGTGCGTCGACCTCGTGATGCACGCGCGCGGCGGCACCGTCGCCGACGCGATCCGCTACCTGCACGAGGCTTACGCCATCCCATTCGAACGGCCAACGGCCACCGATCGCCGCGAAAAATCGACCGTCGAATACATCGCTGATCGTTGCCTGGCCGAGCGTGATCGCGTGCGTGAATATCTCGCGGGCCGCGGCATCGCCGACGCTGCGATCGACGCCGCGATCAGCGCGCGCACACTCGGCTTCAACACGTGGACGAGTCCCAAAGCGCCGGCAGGCGAAGTCGGCCACGGCGGACCGGCGGCCGCGTTCATCGTCCGCGCGACCGACGACAGCCGTGTCATCGCCGTCGACATGCGCTATGTGGACCCAGCGCTGAACGGTGGCGTGAAGACGCAGACCCAGGGTGACAAGTCCGGTTACTACTGGACGGCTGACGCGCGCCGGCTCGGCAAGGCACGGCGCATCGTCATCGTCGAAAGCGCCATCAACGCGCTGTCGATCGACACGTGCGCGATACCGGGCACCGCGGCGCTCGCGCTGCGTGGCCTCGCCAACGTCGACGCGATCGACTTCGCGCCGCTGCGCGGCAAGCAGGTCGTTCTCTGCCTCGACAACGACGAGCCGTTCCCGGACGGCCATCCGCGCGCCGGCCACCGCCCTGGCCCTGAAGCTGCATGGGCGCTGTACGAGCGCCTGACCGCTCTGAACATTGCCGCGCTGCTCGTCGACCAATCAGGCTGGATGGCCGAGCCGGCCGAAGGCGAGGACAACGGCAGAC